CGTATGAGATTTCCTCTGCCCATGCCGGTGCTTCCGTACTTACAGGAATGAGCAAGCGATTTTTGATCAATGGATAGTCCACTTCATGAACTTTCGCTTTGACGTGTTCAAGCTCGCGCTGAAAAAAGATTGATTCATCAGCATCGAGATGCTGGAACTGTAATTTTTGTTCTGGCATTTTCTCATCCTCCTTTTTTAATTCCTGGCCTTAGTTGGTCAGGTTGATTTCGACCAACACCAAGCCTGCACCGGTGGTGGTTGACATAAAGCGTGCGCCTTTCAGTAAGGCAGCGTTTGCGGTATCTGCATCTTGCCGGAAGTTGCCTGGTTTGTTATTGCCTGCTGCGGTATGACGAACGAACACTTGGTCAGCAGGAGTTACTGCTTCTTCCGCCCATACCCAAATACGTCCCTTCCGCAATACGCTGAAATTGTAACCGATCGGATATGCCGGCACGTTAGCGTTTGCCACTCCGAGCGTGTTTGTTGCTTGCTCCTGGATTGCCTGTGTAGAGATAACGATACCCTCTACCGGACGGCTCTCGCTATTTGCATCCAGGATGTCGGTTGCTGCTGCTGGCAGCTTTACCTTTCCTGGAGTCGTGTCCAATGCTACCAAACGACCGAATGGAATAACGGCCGCAGAATAACGAGACACCTTGTCAGTAAATCCCTGGTCAGCCAATTGTCCAAGCTGGCCAACAGTGAATTGTTCTGCATAACTGGTCTGTGACATTTTTGTCTACCTCCGTTTTTGATTTAATAGAATCACTTGGATTCCTGTGCTGGTTCAAACTTAATCGGTTTGACGTTATGCTCTCGAAGCCATGCCTGCGATTGTTCTGCGGTGTACTTCGATTTTGCAAACCGGTATGCTTGTATTTCAGCCTTGCCTTCGCTTGTCACCCCGAATATAACATCCACTCCAGGCTTTAGTGTTCTGCGCCGGAAGCGTGTGTACTTGCCAGGATTTCCGACCCTGGCTGCGTGTTCATTCGGGTATGGCATCTTACTTACTCGCTTTAGCTGCCGGACCGATTGGCTGCTTCCAGGCTTCTTTGTCTTTCTTCAAAGCATCCTCACGGGCTTTGGCGGCATTGATTTCACCGTCTCCAGCTGCATCTTGACGGCCATTGACAATCTTCTCACCAATCTCTTTGCCGTCTGTGTTGGTGTCGTTATAGCGTTGGGAGACGATCTCAAACTGGCCTCGGATATAATCATCGGATTTACCGTCGAAGCTGATGCTATCGTTCTGCTTCTTGATAACTTCCTTCATGATCTCCATGTCGCTCAAGCCGTCAATGCGTTGGAGTTCTTTCTCGTCCTTCGCATCAATCATTGCTGTTGCGGTGGATACCAAGTGCATGCGTTCCCGCACTCGGGCATTAAACTTCTCAGGGTCTTTGGCTTCCTTAATCTCGGAATTCAAGGCATCGTTATTGCCTTTCAACTTTTCGATTTCGGAATCCTTTTGGTCTGCGTTGTCGCGGGCAACCTTCGCCTGCTTCATTGCTTCCTTGACTGCAGCATCGGCATCGGCCTGATCTTTGGCGATCTTCTTTTCAAAACCACCGAAAGCCTCGGCGAGTTCCTGTGAGCAGTCAAACGTTTTACCATCAATGCTGATTTTGGGCATCTCTGCTTCCTCCTCTTGTACTTGATTGTGTTCGCTATCCAGCCGGAGCCTCACCTGCGATCCTGCTCGGCCTCTGTCCACTACGGCCAAGTGATTATAGACAATGTTCCGTTGAATAGCGTCGAACGGTTCTCCCCGTCCGTCTTGATTTACTTCGTTCCCATCCCAATAGCCCTGTAAAAAATCGAGCTCAAGGCTATAACCGCATGAGACTTCCTGCTTGCCTTTCTCGATGTCCTTGATCGTGTCTTTGTCAGTAATGACGACACGCCCAATGTCAAGAAAGTTATCGGTTCTCGTGACATTCTCGCCGGTATATCCGATCTGGTATTCTTTGATGTTATCCGCATTTACGAGTTCGTATGGATGATCGTTGGTGACCGGTTTCATTGCCAGCGTCTTCATTGAATCCGGATTAAATACTTCATCCGGCAGGCGCAATTCTCGGAATGGTTTCCCGTCTGCGCCTTTATAGGTAAGCACTCCCATCCGGGTCGCCCTCACTGATGTTTCAAGAAACCCTTCGGGCGTCAGTCTGATTTGATCAATTCTGTGTATGTCAAATCGCTGGACTCTTTTCATGGTATCCTCCTTTTAACATTGTAAAGAACCATTGTCAATTTTTTTGGCAGCGTTAAGCCGCTTACTCTAACTCTGCGATGTCTGTAAGCACCGGCTCTGCATAACACCGGCATTGATAATCTTCACCTGGATGTCCTGTGTCCGACGGTGGTTTATCCCAAGAGAATATCCTGCCTTCTTTATCAGCATGGCTGTCTCTCACCCGTGCATCTCTGACTGTGCGCCAGATGTATTTTTTTACGCCAAGCTCTGTTTGCCGGAGTTGATTGATCTCGCCATAAAACTTACCGTTTTGATCTCGGGCGATAAGCTCCGCCCTATTCTTTGGTTTGTCTTTGAGCGCATCCGCCCACCTGGTTCGGATTTCTTTTTCTGTCTCGGCTGTTGTTTTTCCTGACCTGATCGCTTTCTTGATCGTGAATTCAACCTCTTTTAGATGTTCTTCCGGTATGCTTTTGATCAGCGCCACGTTGTCCTTGATGAATGAGTTCAGCGACGTTTGCAGGTATGGTTCTGTCAGGAATACGTTCACTCCAATTGCGTTTGATAGTATCCTTGTCAGTCGGTTGCGGTTGAAGTTGCTCACTGCATTTGCTTCGTTGCTTGCAAGCCGGCGGATTTCTTCCTCAGTGTATCGGTCTCCGAATTCATCCTTGATCGTTTGCACGATACTATCAAGCGTATCGGTGTAATCGTCAAATCGTTCCCGCTTGGCCTCTTTGATCAATTTGTTGAGGTTAACAAAAAGGTGCTTTTCTACCAGGCTGGTCAGGTATAAGGCAAGCTCCCGCAATTGCTTGCGGTAGGTTATTTCCGTCGCTGCCGAATAGCCAAGTCGTTCCGGCTTTTTGACTTTATATTTGTACTGGCCAAACTTGGCAAGCGTATTCTGTTGCTTTATCAGAACATTAAGCAGCGCCATTGTTCAATTGCTCCAGGTGCGGATAGCGATTTTCTCTCACTTCGGTTGAATCAATAACACCTGCATTGATGTATCCGGTGTCTTTTTCCATTTCCAGTTTCTCGACTTCCGCACGTTCTTTGTCACTCAACTGCCAGAGCGGTACAAAATCATATGCCCAATTCTTCGGCCCTGTTCCTTTGAATGGTCCGGACCTGGCTGCGAATATTGCCTGGAATAATTGGTCAAGCTTTGGTGCCAAGTATTGTTCCTGCATGCTGGCTACGTAATCATACCACATGCGTTCCTCGCTCTTTCCGGTTGCCGATAGTCCGGATGGGGATTCGTTAAATAGGATCGTGTGCGGAATGTCCGTCACCGATTGCAGGCGTTTTCGTAGTACTTCAATCAGCTTCTCAAGATTGGTAACGTTGGCGCTCATGCTCTCCATACTCTCGCCATCTTTGTCCATAACGAATGCGCCAAGCACCGATCTCGATAAATTCATAAGTTGCATGCGTTCCATAATCTTGTCTTGGTTACCGGCCACCACGTCCTGCGCCAAATTCTGCACCGAATAAACGAGCATCCGGAATTCCTGGATAATATGTGCGATGCTTCCGCACGACACTCCAAAGTCTCGCAATGCTTCATTAATTCCAGAGAATACCGAGTCACCCCAATACTGATTGCTTACTCGCAAAAGCGTTGGGAGTTCGACGCCGTCAAAGCGAATGATTCGGCTGGAATGTATCCTGGCGATCTCCACGGTGGTTCTTCCTCTGGACATAAGTTGATAACTCTTTGGCATGTCAAAGTCCGGCATCGTTATGTCAGTCTCGATGTCTGTTGTGTCCACATACAATTCATATCTGTTAAATACCACCAGGGACTTAATCTCTTTGATGCTTTTTAAATCAAGTGGCTCTTTTACCTTTTCAGCTGGTTCACCTGTGTTGATGAATATCCCGGAGCCACCGTACAGCCTCGCAAACTTCCATGCTTTGATTATTTTCTTCCTTGCGCCCAGGCGGTCGCACTCATCGTCTACCGGTTGTTGCACGTCCTTCTCTTTAAACTCAATCCATTCCCTGATTGCCTCAAATGGCAGCAGATCAATAATTCTCCGAGCCAGCGCTTCGCTTGCGTATAGTTCTTCTGCATCACGCTCAACCATCGGGCCGTTGTATTGTGCCTGGCTGCTCATGCGCTTATCTCTGTTCTTTATGCCCAGCCCGGTCAGGATGTTTGCCCATGCGTCTGAATTGAAAGATCTGATTGGTATCACCTGGTCGTTGATTTTAAACAATCCATTCTTTGCGTCAAGGGATACCTTGCCCTTTATAACCTTGAAGCCATTGTCACCATTGTTGCTTTGGGTTTTCGCTTCCATGTGTTTGCCTCCTACCGTTTAGTGAGCATCGATATAATACTCTGCCCTCTTACCAATCTGTAATTGATAGCCTGGCTCATTGTGTCCGGCCTATCGTTGTATGTTCCGTTGGGCGCTTGCCCTACTTCTTGCAGCCAGTCCGGCACCCAAGAATAACCTGGCATTGAAGGGCTTGGGATGTAGACGTTGCCTGCTTCTATCGGTGGCGTTACCGCCCATAGTCTTGCGGTCTTGTCTCCATCAGGCTCCACCAATAATATGCCTGGCACTTTGTTCTTGAGTACCGATTCCAAGGCTGGCCCGTTGGCCTTATTCTCAACAAGCTTTCTTCCTGCCTGCGGCCACTTCTGCGAGAACGCCTGGAAAGCTCTCAGCGTCCGTATAAAGCTCCAAATACCGCGGGTCTCGTCTATCAGGTACATATTGGCGCCATGAAATCCCCACACTTCTCCTACCACCATGCTACTTTCTTCGGCGCCTTTAAAACTCAAGTCCCATGACTGGATCACTTCGTCAAAGTGTTGCGGCAGCCTTACTGCATTGTTGTCGTTCGGTTCTGCCGTCCAGTAATTAAACCACTCAGTCTTGACAATTTCTCCACCATCCACTGTCGGCGCCTGTTGATATTGGCTCGACCAGTTCCTGGTTCCGACGTTGATCTTGATCGACTTCCATTCGTCAAGGCTGAACATCTCCTCGCAGATAGAGGTCGCTTTCGGGTGATCCGGCTCAACTGCGTTATATGCTCCGTCATGCACTGCCGGCAGCCTGACCACTTCCCATTGATCTGCTTCGGGATCGGCCTTCGCTAAGTCCAGAAGTCGGTTAGCCAGATCATAGGTGTTCCATAGCTGCATGATTATTACTATGGCCGTCTTCCCGCCTGGCTGTCGCCTGGAATAAAGCGTTGATCGGTAATAATCATAAACCGCATCGCTGAATGTCCGGCTGTCTGCTTCCTTCCGGTTCTTGTG